GTGCGAACTCCACTTCGACAATTTGCTAGCTGTGTTCTTGTTGATGTTGATGACACCCTCGATAGCATCTTTACTTCTGATATGGCTATCGGCAGATATGTTGCACAAAGGGCGGGCATCGGTATCAACGCAGGCAGAATCCGTGGTAGCAACAGTAAAATCAGAGGCGGCGAAGTTCAACACACAGGTGTTGTTCCATTCCTCAAAAAGTTTGAGAGCACTGTCCGATGCTGCACTCAAAATGGCATTCGAGGTGGAAGCGCGACTGTCCACTTCCCAATCTGGCACCAAGAGATAGAGGATATTCTTGTTCTAAAAAACAACAAAGGAACGGAGGATAATCGTGTCCGAAAACTCGACTACTCAATCCAAATTTCAAAACTATTCTATGAGCGTTTCATCAGGAACGAAGAGATTTCACTTTTCAGTCCTCATGATGTCCCTGGGCTTTATGACTCTTTCGGGACTGATCGCTTTGACGATTTGTATTTCCACTATGAATCAGATAATTCAGTCCCCAGAAACACCGTTGGTGCTCAAGAACTAATCCTTAATCTACTAAAGGAGAGAGCAGAGACTGGTCGTATTTACATTATGAATATTGATCATTGTAACTCTCATTCTTCCTTTAAGGATAAGATTGAGATGTCTAATCTCTGCCAAGAAATTACTTTGCCAACTTATCCTCTTCAGCATATTGATGATGAGCATGGTGAGATTGCTCTGTGTATCTTATCTGCTATCAATATAGGTAAAGTAAAATCTGATGAAGAACTTGAGAATCTTTGTGACCTTTCTGTTCGTGGACTGGAAGAACTGATTGATTATCAGAAGTATCCAATTAAAGCGGCAGAGATTGCTACAAAGGCACGTAGATCCCTTGGAATTGGTTTTATTGGTCTTGCACACTATCTTGCTAAACTTGGGTTTAACTACGACTCACAGGAGGCGTGGGATGCCGTACATGGACTTACAGAAGCATTCCAGTATTATCTGCTCAAGTCATCTAATCAGATTGCAAAAGAGAAAGGATGGTGTGAAAACTTTGGTCGCACCAAGTATGCAGATGGAATTTTACCCATCGATACATATAAGAAAGATGTTGACGAAATCACTACAAAGGAGTTAGAACGTGATTGGGAGTCTCTTAGAGCATCTATCTTGGAACATGGTCTCAGACACAGCACATTGTCCGCACAGATGCCATCGGAGAGCAGCTCCGTTGTGTCAAATGCAACTAACGGAATCGAACCACCCCGTGACTTCCTGTCCATTAAGAAGTCCAAGAAAGGACCTCTTAAGCAGATTGTTCCGCAGTATAAGACACTAAAGAACAACTACACCTTATTGTGGGAGATGCCTAATAATAACGGGTATATTAATGTTGTTGCAGTAATGCAAAAGTTCTTTGACCAGGCAATTTCTGGTAACTGGAGTTACAATCCAGAGAACTATCCAGATAATGAGGTTCCAGTTTCGGTCATGGCAAATGACCTCTTGACTACATATAAGTATGGGTGGAAGACATCCTATTATCAGAATACTTATGATCAAAAAAGTGACGAAGTATCTGATAATTCAGTTGATAAATTAATTGACGAGCTACTAAATTCAAAAACAGAGGAGGGAGAGTGTGAGTCTTGTGCAGTTTAAGGTTTCTTCAGTAGAGGATCAGAAAAAAACTAAGATTGACGGAATGACTGTTTTTAACACAGAAAAAGTCGATACCAAAAAACAACCTATGTTTTTCGGAGCACCACTAGGCGTTCAAAGATATGATTCCTACAAGTATCCTGCTTTTGAAAAACTTACCACACAACAATTAGGATATTTTTGGAGACCTGAAGAAGTGTCCCTTCAAAAGGATCGTGGAGATTATCAAACATTAAGACCAGAACAAAAACACATTTATACTTCTAATCTTAAATATCAGATCATGCTTGATTCAATTCAAGGTCGTGGTCCTAGTATGGCATTTACACCTTATTGTTCATTACCTGAACTTGAGGGTTGTATGAAGGTCTGGGAGTTTATGGAAATGATCCATAGTCGTTCCTATACTTATATCATCAAGAACATCTATTCAGACCCCTCAGAGGTCTTTGATAAGATTGTTGATGATAGACGTATTCTAGACCGTGCTAGAAGTGTTACAGAGTCTTATGACGACTTTATAAATCATGCACACCAATATGACAATGGAAATGATTGGAAGTATGCGTTAGAAGATGTTCCAGCAGCACTAGACGGAAAGCATGAACTTAAACGAAAACTCTACAGAGCAGTTGCAAACGTTAACATTCTTGAGGGTATTAGGTTTTACGTTAGTTTTGCTTGTAGTTTCGCCTTTGGTGAACTCAAGCTCATGGAAGGATCGGCAAAAATCATCTCTCTTATCGCAAGAGACGAAAACCAGCATGTAGCAATCACTCAGAATATTTTAAACAAGTGGACGAGTGGTGATGATCCTGAAATGAAAAAGATTGCTGAGGAAGAAAGAGAATGGGTATATGCTATGTTTGATCGTGCCGTGAATGAAGAGAAAGCATGGGCAGACTATCTATTCAAAGATGGTAGCATGATTGGTTTGAATGATAAATTACTTCAAAAGTATGTTGAATGGATTGCTAATCGTCGTATGAAAGCAATTGGTCTCAAACCGGTTTATGATGTTCCTGCGAAAAATAATCCTCTTCCATGGACGCAACACTGGATTTCTTCCAAAGGACTTCAAGTTGCTCCACAAGAAACGGAAGTTGAATCTTATGTTGTCGGGGGAATTAAACAGGATGTTAGTGAATCCACATTTAGTGGTTTCCAACTCTGACAAACGTCAGATAATATGCTTAAATAGGGGAAGTAACACTCCCCTATTTTTATGTCTAGAAATAGCATTGATAAGAATGAAATGAGAATCAGAGTTTTAAAATTAAAGCAACAATTGTTTCAGGAGCATACTGAAGAATATCATAAGGATCTAGCACATAAATATCTAAACTCAGTTTTAGATATCATTGAAGAATACAGAGTGTTACTATGAAAATCCTTGGTACTTTGAGGGATCACCTTTTTTATCTGAGAATATTAACGGTCTGTACGGTTTTGTCTATCTCATTACAAATCTACAATCAGGTAAAAAGTACATAGGTAGAAAGTACTTCTGGAAATTTAGAACACCAAAAGGAAAGAAAAGAAAGGTAAAATCTGAATCTGACTGGAAAAAATATTATGGGTCTTGCCCTGAACTTAAAGAAGACATTGAAAAATTTGGCAAAAACAATTTTAGCAGAACTATCTTGTCTCTACATGAGACACCGGGTAAGACAAACTTTGAAGAGACGAGGCAGTTATTTGTCAACGGGGTCCTTACCGAGTCACTTGACACGGGAGGTCCTGCCTACTACAATAGCAACATCCTCAGCAGATACTTCCGCAAAGATTATTATGAAGGACAACACGGAGCAAGTAGTTGAGCATATCCATGATTGGGTTGTTAGTCTTATCGAAGACTATGATAAGAATGGAACTGTAGATCAAATCTATGATAAACTTGCTATCATCGACGAATGGTATGAATTTTTGAATCCCGATGATGAACATGAAGTTCTGATAATTGACAAAATCTCAGAGGAAGAGTATAATGACTTTGTTGATTATATGAATAATGATTTAGAGAGAGGTTAATCAACTGCGGTACTTTCTTTTAACAGGTCTCAGTAGCTCAGTGGATTAGAGCAACTGCCTTCTAAGCAGTCGGTCGTAGGTTCGAATCCTACCTGAGACGTTGGGGTTTAATCCATAATGCCTCTAAATAAAAATGTGTATGGTTACTTATGGAAACTATTCAACCTAACTCTACTGTCTTAGTATTAAATAGTTCTTATGAACCACTCAATTTTACCTCATGGAAAAGAGCAATAATTTTGCTCTTCAAACAAAAAGCAAAATTAATTTCTAAAAAAGTAATACGATTAGTTAATTTTGTTCGGATACCATTTCAAACTCAACAGTTAATACATCCAACAAAACAAAATATAATTAAACGTGACAATCGTGAATGTCAGTATTGTGGAACAAAAAGTCATTTGACTGTGGACCATGTAATTCCTAGATCAAAAGGTGGGCAAAATACTTGGGAAAATCTGGTAGCATGTTGTGAAACATGTAATGTAAAAAAGGGCAATCGGGATCTTGATAAGATTGATATGAAACTGAGATCAACTCCTAAGAAACCAGTAAGTAAAATTATGCTTATTTTGAACAATACTTCAGATGATGAATGGAGAGAGTTCTTATTTGTTTAATGCCCCTGTAGCATAACGGTTAATGCAGTGCTTTTGTAAAGCAAAGATTGATGGTTCGAATCCGTTCGGGGGCTTGACGGTATAATCTACATAAGTTATACTTATTTCATGCGGAATTAATTCAGCGGTAGAATGTCAGCCTTCCAAGCTGAACGTCACCGGTTCGAATCCGGTATTCCGCTCTAACGGATTGGCGACATCCGTGCTCACATCTCCGAGAGAAAAAAGAATCGGAATCCCAACCCATGTGAGAGAGAAGTGGGATCCTTCTTGAGCCTCCCCTGCTGACGAGCAGGGGGTATTATCAATCCTCTGTAGCTCAGCGGTAGAGCCGACGACTGTTAATCGTCTGGTCGCAGGTTCGAATCCTGCCGGGGGAGTTTGTCAAAACTTATAAATATATGAAAAAGAAAACCATTAGGAAATT